TCAATCTTGGCCTGTAGGATATTTTCCACCAGTTGATTGAGAGTGATGTCTTGTTCGTGCGCCATCAGCATGAGTTGATACAGTTCTTCTCGGTGAAGATCAATTTCAATCTCGCTACGGCCGTCTAGTTTTTCTTCATTTTGCTGTGTCATAGTCTTCCTTTAGTGCGTTAAATGTTTTACTGTGTTGTTCATTGATGTAATGTTGTGCTATCATTAACATAAATTCAGCATGTTCTATGCTTTTTGGAATCACAACTTTATCTCCACGTTCGATTTCGTCAAGTAGAATAAGTCGTTCAGTATCAGTGTAGGGAATCATCGTGCCTCCGGATAAGGTGCTGCAAAACAGTCAACGAAACCTTGTGGGCTTTCGCTGATGCGTTTCAAATCAAACTTGCCACAGAACTTCAAGAACTTGGTGCCGATCTGTGCTACATTTTTGGGCACACTGTGTTCTGCAATGGTTGCGTCAATCTTGGCACGTACTTCTGGGGGCTGTGCGCTCAAGTCCACCAAGGTGACGTTTCGATTGTAGTCATCGAGTACTCTGTGCTCGAGCCCGTTATGGTCAGTCCAACGTTGCAGCATGAGATTGTTCCAAGCATATCCTTTGCTGTCCTTATCGGTAAAGGCTTCCGCCAGACCTGTCTTATTCTTAGTGCCTTTGGTTCTAACTCCAGGGTATGCTGAGAACACATTATCACTAGCATCACCTCGCATACACTTCTCAAACAGAATCCACTTGGGGTCGGGTATGCGTTTGGGTTCTTTGGTTTTCTTGTCAACAACCAGTTTGCCTTTCTTGTCCAAGATACCTTCCAGTGTGTGAAGCTCATCGGCCACACCATTGTACTGCACCACATTGGGCGACAACAACTGATAAAAGTCTGTGTCTGTGCTGATGATAACGTGTTCGTCTTGCGGGTGTGACTGTATCCAGCCAGCAATCAAATCATCTGCTTCTAGTTCGGCGTGTCGCATAACAGTGCAGTTGGTGCTGTCAACAAAGAACTCTTTGAGTGCGTCAAACGATTCCCAAAACAGTCGATCTTCTTCGGCTTCGGTTTCAGTCAGTGCCGCACGTGCCACAGCACGGTTTGCCTTGTAGGGCGTGTAAAAGTCCTTGCGCCAGCTACGACCTTCTAAACAGATCACAACATGGTCTGCTTGTTGTTTGCGAAAGGCGCTGGCAATACTGCTCATTGTTACATGGATAGCAAAGCCCAAGCGATCCCATGTGTCGGCTTGACGATGGGCGCTGTGGCGTGCGCGAAAGAATGTGTTTGCTGTGTCAACAATTAGGTATTTCATGCGTTTATTATAGCAGTAGTTTATTTCTTTGTCAAGCAACACTGAACTATTTGAGTGTATAAGTGTTCGGCCCAGGCACGATGGGCATCTGCACCAAAATGGTAACTATTTGGTTTTACAGTTTTAAAACCCTGTGCTAGACACCAGTTGTAGTAGGTGGCATTGCTATTGTAAGGGTCAAGATAACAACTGTTCCAATCCAATGGCTCTACTCCAGTGAACGGTTCATAGCAGGTAAAGAAGTAGTGAGTGACGCCATGCTTTTCTAATAAATTGTGAAAGTTATGTATGGCCCTATGTGCTTTGTTGATGCGTGTCTGGTAGTCTAGTGTTATTATCCATTTTCGGTACTGCTCTTTAATCTCTAAAGGCCAATCCTCGCCAACGCCGCCTGCGTTTACTTGATAGTATCGGTCCTTGTGAAACCATTCTTCACGCTCCCATGTACTCCACCCAATAACAACAAGATCTGGAAATTCGTGTTCCAACAAGTAATTTTCAGTTGTTCGAGTAATTCTTGCGTTACTGGCAGCACTTTCGGCGTCACAATGTAGCGTAGCACCCAGTCTGTCTGCAAGTCTTTGTCCCCAACTTACGGCAAGATTGTCGGGATGTGGTGCACGACCAAATGCCCACAACTTGGGATCATCTTGTGCAAAACAATAGTCGTTTACTGCTTCGCCTGCGGCTGTATGACTATCACCGTTGACGTATAGGATCATTCTTGTTTAACTAATTCAACAACTACCCGCAAGCGTTCTAACACGTCGGATACTGCTGGATTATCATAATATTTCAAAGCATCGTTAAATAGATCTATGGCATTATTGCAGCCCTTGCTATGCGCTGAGATTTGGTATAGGAATGTAAATCCATCGGCTGTGATCTGAGTAATGTTGCCAATCAGATCTTTTATAACAATATCATATCCTCTTGCCGGGGGGCGAGTAAAACTCACAGAATTCTTGCTGGCTACATAGTCAAAGCCAGGCACCTGTAAAATACCATTTACGTAAATATCCATTATTCTCTATATGCCGGGTTTGGAAACTCAAGTTCAAACACGTAGAACTTGTTGCCATCTACGTCTTTGAGAGTTTCTAATGTGCGATTTTGTTCCGCTTCGATTTGTGTCAAATAGAACCCTGACCCAATATACGCTACACCAGCGGCAGCAGTGCCAGTGGTGCTGAAGTTCAGACTTGTCTTTGTTGACATTCTAACTAACTGATAGACCCGCATGGTCTTGGGTATTGGTAAAGGCTCCATTAACTGGCCTCGCTGCGTCCGTCGCCTAGGTTTTTGCGATCGATCACACGTGGTCTTGCATCAACAGGTTGATTTGTTTCCCACTGTTCAAATGTTTCCATGGCAATGTTCTTGCATACAGTCTGAAACCAACGATCAACTATAACACTGTCTTCCTCGTTGGGCCGGCTTTGATAGCCACTACGTACCAGGTTGGCAATGAACTTGTCGTTCCAATCTAGTTCAAACGCACCATTGCCAATGTTGTCGGGATCTAGGTCCACGCTCAAGATGGCCACATAGGGCTCGCCGGCTTCGGTCGCAATTTCTTTTGCTGTCTTCACTGGCTCAGTTTTGGGTTTAGGCACACGCTTGGCTGCGGGCTTTTTAACTTCTTCGCTTGTTTTCTTCGTTACCATTAGGTTCCCCATTTTACTATTAGATTATATCCAGCATCTTTAATTTTGCCTTCATACATCATTGTTTTTTCGTATAAATCTTTCATCGGTATTTTTACTATTGGGTGTATCATTTCTTGATCGTAAGTTTCCGGACATCCATGCCAAAATCTTCCGTGATACAAGTATACGGTATTAGTAGATGGATCATATCCATCTACTTTATATTTTACATCCTTTAACCACACCTGTCTATCTTTTATGCCTAGCTCATCCAACCAAGCAGTCTCTCTTTTACTAACAAAACTACCAGATGATTGACTTGCCCAAGCTGCCTCTTGCTTTAATTTAAATCGTTCCAAGTTTTCCTCTTTGAAGCAAACCGGGCATTGACCGATCTTGTTAGCGGCAATACTGTCGTAAAAAGCATTGTGTTTGGTGCATCTTATGTTCGCTAATTTTTTATATCTTCCCGAAGTATCAATAACGCAATTTGAAACATCAATGTCCTCTCTATCTTGTAGTGCCCGTTCTTTTAGTTGTTCTAGAGTATTTGTTCGGCGTTCCCACATCTTACCACTTTCGTAATAGCCTTCTCTACAACAATGTTTAAATTTTTTAATTTGCCAAGGCCTTGCGTGATGAGTTCCGTGCGAACATCGATATTCTATTTTAGTATCGGTATTAATATATTCGCCAATTATCTCAATCCCTAACTCTTTTGGTATTTGTTCTATAAACTTTTCTTTTGTGTTTTTATTTACAGGATTAGTCATTTATGCCCCACTCATTTATAATTATTTATCATTTTTTACAAATAAGTGGGGTATTTTATTTATGTACCCCATTCGTTCTTGAACAATGGAACTTGTAAACGGTCGCTGTAACGCCAACCCTTCTGCATGGCCATTTCTGCCACAGCACGATTGTTCAGTCCATACACAGACTCAACTCCACCGCAGGGCATGAGATAGATGTGTCCTTTGAAGCCCGCTTCGCGATATTCAGCCACAGTGTCTTCAATCTCTTGCAGGTCTGTGTCGTGTGCCACAACAAATTTCAAGTAGGCAGTGCCAACTTCTTCGTATTCGCAAACGATCTTGGGACGAATGGCTTCGGCATGAGCTTCACCACTGATGCTGAGTTTTGGGCTTACACTGAATGTGATCTCACGATCAGGTGCTTGTGCAGCCCAGCCACGCAAGAAGTTGTAAAAACTTGCGCTGAGTTCTTGTGTGCCGTTGGTTTCAAATGTAATTTCTTTCAAGTCGGCCATGAAGGGCAGGGTCAGCAGTTCAGGATAGCTGCGTTGCCAACCCAGTAACGGTTCACCACCCGTGATAACCAAGTGCGTATCACCCCAACTGGCTCCGGGCAGTATATCACGACAGCGATTGGCAATAGCATCAACTGTAAGCACGGGACTAAGTTCTTTAAACTCTGGCATCCAACTTGCATAACTATCACAACCTGTTGACACTAGTGGCAAGTCTTCATACTTTTGAAAAGGTGTAACCAAACTATGTGTAGCCGCAATGCCAGCGGCCTCCATGCTTAGTTCGCCACGGGGCATACCAAACCCGCCACAGGTAAAGTTGCAGCCAAATGTGCGTAGGAACACACTGGGCACACCCATGTAACGGCCTTCGCCTTGAATGCTGTAAAATAATTCTGCGATTTTAATTTTGCTCATAAATTTTTGACCACTTTTGAAGTTTAAGTTTTTTGTTTTGTTTTGCTGTGTCTAGATCTGACTGTGTTATCACACCTTGTTCTATTAGAATATCCACCATGGCCAGCACATCGCCCACTTCTTTCATGAAGCTCACACGATGTGTTTGAGTCATGCCAGAGTTATAGTCGGCACTGTCTAGGCCAAAACGGCGAATCTTGCTGACTTCCACAATGGCTTCTGCACATTCTTCTTGCAAGATGTCTAGTGCTTCTTGAATTTGTTCTCTAGTTTTTCCCGGTGTCATGTTTGATTCCAATGTCGTATAACGCCTGCTACAATAAAGCAGTTAGTGATAATGTATGATAGCACAATGGCTGTACGAATGCAAGCAATACGGTCTGATTCTTCGTCCGTATCGCCTGCTTTTTCTCCCAAAGCCTTGGCCCAAAGTCTCCAGACTTTACGCAAACAGATCCTCATTCCATTCTCTGTGGCCTTCACGGAAAGCCATGTTGCTTTGTGTTTCACGCACTTCTACACGATAACACCACAAACGTGCCGCTTCACCTGGGCCCCACATGTCGGGAATATAAACCCCATTTACATATTTGTAAAGCATATCTGCTAAACCTTCGCACCCAAGTCTTGGAAGGATTGTTAACTTGGCCAAGTTCTTTAATTCGAGTAACTTG